AGGCCCGCCTGAGACACCCCATCGGCTGACGTATTTATCCTAGCAAGGCCAATCGTTGGCCCCACCGACAGGTTCCCAGAACTATCAAACCGAGCAACCTCAGTCCCACCTTCTGAGAAAGCAATCGTGTCTGCCGCAGGAAAGAACATACCCGTGTTGCTATCCGCACCCTGAACCGCAGGGGTGCCAGCACTACCGTCTACGCCAGAAATTCCAGTTGTTCCGTTGAGTGTAATTGCCATCTTATATCACCACATATCTTGCGCCAGTGCTGACCGTCACGGTCACGCCAGCGTTGATTGTAATCGGCCCAGTTGACATAGCGTTTTTGTCCGCTGGGATTATGTAGGGGGTTGTAACGATTTGACCATTCTGAACAAAAATTTCATCCGCGCCGCCGCCAGTTGCACCACCCCCAACAGAACCCCAACCTTTAACTGCCCCTTGGTAACCCTCGAACTTGGAATCATCAGTATTGAAGCGGAACTGACCTGTGGCCGCCGTGGGGCGCTGACCAGTTGTACCTGTGGGGATTCCAGCCGCTCCAGTCACAGATGTTTGAGGCACATATGCGGTGCTATCTGTCGTTGCTGCTGTGCCAAGGCCAAGGTTTGTACGAGCGCCAGCGGCATCAGAGGCACCCGTTCCACCGTCTGCAATGGCTAGGTCAGTAATGCCAGTAATGGAGCCGCCAGTGATGGTGACACTGCTTGAATTCTGGACTGACATCGTGCCAAGGCCGAGATTGGTTCTGGCGGTGGCGGCGTCAGAAGCACCCGTGCCGCCATCAGCCACCGCTAGGTCTGTTATGCCAGTAATGGAACCGCCCGTGATTGCCACGCTGTTTGCGTTCTGTGTGGACATCGTGCCAAGGCCAGTAATGTCAGAACTTGGAACCGTTGCAGACGCTGTAAATGCTGAGGTGCCATTTCCTTTGACATAGCCAGTCAGGGTGGAAACCCCAGTGCCACCATCAGCCACAGCAAGGTCAGTGATGCCTGTGATAGATCCACCTGTGATGGCAACGCCGCTTGCGTCTTGGGTGGACATCGTGCCAAGGCCAAGGTTGGTTCTGGCCCCAGCGGCATCAGACGCGCCAGTTCCGCCGTCCGCAACGGCAAGATCTGTGATGCCCGTGATTGAACCGCCAGTAATGGCCACGGCGTTTGCGTTTTGCGTTGAGATAGTTCCGAGGCCAAGATTTGTGCGAGCGCCAGCGGCAGTGCTGGCACCAGTTCCACCACGTACAATTGGAAGTGGTTCAAATAATCCACCATTTATTGCGGCGCTAATCTGGTTTATGCTGATCTTGACGGACGTGCCAGCCTGTACGCCCTCAAGCAGTTCAGCCCCAGACAGAGACGCAACCGCAGGGAGATTGGGGATTTGTACGTTTGCCATCAGATCGGCCCTGTCTCTGGAACTTCAGTATTACCATACGGCAAACCTGGGTCATTGTCACCTGGTGCATTGGGGTCAGTACCAGGTCTTTCATTCAAGCTGCCATCGGCAAAGCCTGTCTGCTGAACAACGCGCTTCTTGTCGTTTTCTGTAATGCGGGTGTCGCCATCTGGCACCATGAGGCCAGTCTTGAGGTTCATGGTCGCAGGCAGGCTTGTCAGGCGGTAATCCGTCTCGGCGCGCTCAAACTGCTCTGGGCGCGGGTTCAGGATTGGAATTGGGTCTGCGGGAAGCACGATGGCGCGAAGTTGCTGCTGCGGATTGTCCAAACAGTGCCTGCACACCAAGATCCGCTTGTTGATAATCGACGCGCCAGCCCAGTCATACTGCCAGTTCAAGTTGACGTGGTTATAGCGTCCACCGCAACGATCACAAATAGCGTGACTTTGCGGGGATACCCGTGACGTTCTCGCCTTACCTGATCTGGATGCGTATGCCATTATCTAAAATAACCACCCAACATTGGTGAAATGTACGTCCCCACATTCTCCACGTTTTGGTTAGACGCAATGGCATAGCTCTCATCGGCCTGAGCCTTGAGCGCCACGGCCATTTGCGGGTTCCAGATGCGCGCCAGTCTATATGCCAGTCCATCGGCAAAGCACTCCAACCACAAATAGGGAATTTCTACATTTTCGTTATTTTGGAGATTTGAGTCTTGGATCTGGCGCACACGATAATATTTCAAGATCGTGGACGAAGTGCCATCTGGGACGGGCCACAGCGTGATTGTGGGCGAGATGAGGCGGTCATACCAGAAAGACGTGACGAAGCCCTGCTGTTCCTTGTTCGGGTATGATGCGTACTCTGTACGGCTGATCGGCATGATGACACGGTCGATACCCTGATCTGTCGTGGTATATGCGTCAAGGATCATAACCGTGTTTGGCGCTACGGCGTAGGTGGTCTGACCCTCAATCAGTGGCGTGGTGATCAGGTCAACAGCCCAAAGGTTTACGCCCTGATTTGAAAATCTTGAAAGCATCATGTTGGCAGCCATTCTTGCTGTCTCCATGTGTTCTTGCAAAATAGAAGCTGGACGTATGCCTATGTTTTGATAAGCATAAAGCACGATCTCGCCCAGACCTGGGTTGAACGTGTATGTGCCACTGGTGGTCATTTTTTAACACTTCCATGCTTTCAGGGCCAGGGCTTTGCGAGTTGGCTTGCCCTTCTCGTCAGTCATTGGGCCTTCCATTCCAGACATTCTAGCACAGAATGACTTCTTGCGGCCAGCATCCTTTTCCGTCTTTGGATTTGGCGCTGGCGGCTTCAAGTTCATGCCTTGAGCCTTTGCGGATGCTCGGCCTTTTGCATTGAGACCGCCCTTTGCATCCTGGCCTTCTTTGCGTGTCCAAGCAGGTGTCTTTGCCATTATCGAATACCCGCCTGAACGATGTACGCCGTGACGGTGCCAGATCCTGACGTTACGTTGATGGACAACGCGTGGTGCGGAACCGTGATCGACCCATTGGTGGATGCGGTTTTGGCCGAGAAGCCAGCGTCAACGGCCCACACGGATGGGGTTACCACTGATGGATCATCCATTGAGATTTCAATGTTGAACGTAGCCGTGCCAGTCACGACAGCGACGATGCCGACATTGAAGGGGTTTTGGAAACTGTCAGACGCAATGACCGCGCTCCGCCCAGTGCCAGTTTTTGAGATTGTGACGGGGGTCATGCCTGTCTCCTACAGAAGTGGATGAGGGGCTGTGAGGCCCCCCACGCTATTTTGCCTTGGCGGCTGCTGCCGACATCAGTGGCATACCATGTACAGGTTGTCCACCAGTGACGGTGCGGCTTCCAGTGGGCTTGTGCGCGGTGAAGTCCTCGGTGACCGAAGGCTTGCCCGTGCTGACCGATTTATCGATGGTCATCGAGGGTTTCTTGTTCCCAACGCGGATGCCATTTTCCATTATGCGAGATCGTGCGCTTGGATGTAACGGACAGTGATGGTGCCAACGCCAGCGCCAGTGTTTGCTGACTTGACGAAGATGCGCTTGTCGGTGGTGCCAATGTCATCCCAGTTTGCGGTGCGGGTGGCGTCCGTGCCTGGGTTCATAGCGACAAGGCCAACCGTCATCGAAGTCAGGGCGCAAAGCTCAGTTGCGGTTGCACTGGTGCCAACGCTCAGGGTTGATGCAGCCCCATCCCATGCCACAGTGTTTAGCATCTGGATGTTCATGACGTGGCTGTTGGCGGGCAGCACGATGGTTGTACCCAGTGCAGTTGCAGTCAGCGCCTGCGTGATTGGATAGGTCTGAACCATGACAACCGAGCCAACGTTTTTAACGTCTTGGCCGAGTGTGGTGCCAGAGGTGTTCAGAATGTTGCCCGCGCGAATCGGGCCAGTGAAAGTAGTCTTGCCCATTTGAGGCTCCTTTTGCACGATAAGGACGGTCTGTCTGTGCAAAGTCCGCTAGGGCGGTCAGATCGTCCGATTGATCCTAGATGGTGAAGGGGGCCGAAGCCCCCTCCGTTTTCGCTTAGGTCGGGAACGAGCCGAAGATGGAGCGCCAGTTGTAGTATCCGAAAGAGTAACGCTCATATCCTTTTACGAGCAAGTTATCCGTAACGAAGTCCACTTGCATATCCGTTTCGAACTTTACCCGCTCCATATAGGATAGGCCGTCGATGTTGGTTAGCAAGAACCATGCGCCAGTCGAGGTCAAGAAGTCGTTGACCATGTAGCCCTCTGGCAAGCCGCCAGCGGTGGACATGATCGCGTTGACATCGTTGTCCGCCGTGCCTGGACGCAGTTCGGTCTTCGTCAGACGAATTGCAACTGGTTCCAGTTGTGGTGGGACAATCAGCTTGCGGCCACGAGCAAAGACCTTCAGGCCAGCCTGATCGCGGAAGTT